CGAGAAAAAGATTCTTGGTGCAGTGTTTGACGACTTGAAAGTTTCTGACACTGAGTTCGTCGAGAAACTTGTTGACTGGGCAGACATCATTCGCAAGACTTTCTTTGACGGTGGTGTTGATGAAGTTATCTCCACTCGTCGTCTGGTTCACATTGCTAAAGCATACGCAATCTTCAACGATCGTATGCAAGCGATCCAGATGTGTACTAATCGATTTGATGACGACACCAAGGCATCGTTCGCTGATCTCTATACCAAGATCGATGCTGGTGTTAAGATAGAGGAATCTTCTGAGGAAGTTTCTTCTGAAGTTGAATCATCGCAAGGGCAATAAAATGAAAAGGAAAGTTAAAACTGTTAAAACAAGATACCATTTTGGAAAAGAAAAAACTAAGGGTAAAAGGTTTAAAGCACCAATTTGTTCTTGTTGTAAAACACGTCCTGCTAGAAAAAATGGAACTTATAATGTAGATGGATCTCCATACTTTAGAAAGGTTCCAAAGGATACTGTATTGTTTGTTGATCACTTAGGAAAACCTATTTGCTCTTTCTGTCTTCAAAAAGACGATCAAGCAAAGAAAAAAGATTGGGCATATGGATCAAGAGATGGAAACCCACGAACATATGTCAAGCACCGCAAAGATTATTGTGAAAATATTGATGGACGTTTGGGGTTTAAGTGCACAACATCCCTACATGAAAATCCTAACATAAGACAAAAAATGTTAGACGTTGATCATATTAATGGAGACAAAACAGACAACCGAGTTGAAAATTTGCAGACATTATGTGCTTCTTGCCACAGAGTTAAGACTCATTACGAAACTGATTTGTATAATCAAGAAAGTGTAACAGCGTATAATGAGATGTTGGATATTATTTCAGAGACCATTAAAACTTGACTAAATACCCTGTTGCATTTAGAATTATATACTTGAACTTTATTATGGAGATAAGATGGAACTAACGATTGAGTTAAGCGAGCTTCGCAAAAAGAAAATCTTTATTGCCACCCCAATGTATGGTGGGCAATGTCATGGTATGTATACGAAGTCCACTGCTGACTTAGCAAAAGTCAGTCAGCATTACGAGATAGATACCAAATTCTTCTACCTATTCAACGAGTCACTCATCACTAGGGCAAGAAACTATTGCGCTGATGAATTCATGCGTTCAGACTACACACACCTGATGTTCATTGATAGTGACATTGGATTCGATGCTAATGATGTGTTGAGTCTTGCTGCTATGATGGACGAGAATGATCCTGATGGTAAAAAGATTATGTGTGGACCATATCCCAAAAAGACTATCGCTTGGGAAAAGATTAAGCAGGCAGTTGATCGTGGATTCGCTGATGAAAACCCTGGCAACCTTGAGAAGTATGTTGGCGACTATGTTTTCAACCCTGCCGACGGACAGTCTGAGGTGCGCATCGATGAACCAGTCAAAGTGTTAGAAGGTGGCACTGGGTTTATGATGATTACGAAGGATGCCTTTACTAAGTTCACTGAGACATATCCTGACTATTCATACAAACCTGATCATGTACGAACGAAACACTTTGACGGATCTCGTGAGATTATGATGTACTTTCAAGCACTGATTGATCCAAAGACCAAACGTTATCTGTCAGAAGATTATATGTTCTGTCAGTGGATGCGTGAGTGTGGTGTTGATACTTGGTTGTGCCCTTGGATGAAACTAATGCATACAGGTTCGTACACCTTTGGTGGTTCCTTATCAGATCTCGCAGCGGTTGGTGCTACTGCCACCGCAGATCCTAACCAAATTAAGAATAGCAAATCATGAGTTACAAATACGATGAAGATAAGTTAGTCCAACAATTGATGGACTATATTGATGACACCTATGATCAACACTACAGTCGAAACAAGTTCCAAGCATCGGAGTTTATCTTTGACAGTGGTCATGGTGTAGGTTTTACTTTGGGTAACATTATGAAGTATGCTCAAAGGTATGGTAAGAAGGGCACGCCATCAGAAGCAAGAAAAGACTTAATGAAAATCTTGCATTATGGTATCATGGCATTATATAATCATGACATTCAAAATGGAGTAGATAATGAAAATCAGTGAAAAAACTTTTGATGTATTGAAAAACTTTTCGACGATCAATCCATCCATCAGAGTCAAAGCAGGTAATGTGTTGAGCACAGTATCAGAGCAGAAGAACATTCTTGCTAAGGTAACTGTCGCCGAAGCATTTCCTAGAGACTTTGCTGTGTATGAGTTGAATCAATTACTTGGTCTTGCTAGTTTGTTTGAAGACGGTGAGTATGAATTTGGAGAGTCTGCATTAGTTATCAAAGAAGGCAACAACTCTTCTCGATATACTTACACAGATCCTTCAATGGTAACTGCTCCACCAGAAAAACCACTTGATCTTCCATCACAAGAAGTCTCATTTAAACTTGAGTGGAACAATCTTAAGAAGATCATCAACGCAGCAAATCAGTTGGGACTGCCTGAGGTTGTAGTTCGTGGAGCAGAGGGCAACGTGACTTTGGTTGCAACTGACACTAAGAATCCAACTTCAAATGAGTTCTCTCAAGACTTGGGTATTTCTACTGACGCTGAGTTTGACTTTGTGTTCAAAGTTGAGAACTTCAAGTTTATGCAGCAAGATTATCAAGTGACAATCTCAAGTAAAGGTATCTCTCATTTCAAAGGTGAGGTTGTTGAATATTGGGTAGCAACTGAATCAGGAAGTAAGTATAATGGTTAATTTATCTGAAGATGTAGTGAAGGCAATGATCTCTATCATTGATATGAGTGCAAAAAGTGGTTCATTTTCTGGTCCAAACTTGAGTGTAGTTGGACAAGTGAGAGCAGAACTTGAAAAGGCAATTAAAGAAAAACCTGAGACAGAAGGATTTAGTAATGAGTAATGTTGTGATTCCTAGTGATGATGAAACAAAGAAACGTATCCGTGGTGCATTGGAAGAAATCTCTAACTCGATGACACGGATGGGTGCTGAGCGTGATCTAATCAAAAACATTCTACAGGATGTTGAGAATGACACTCAGGTGCCAAAGAAATACATCCGCAAGATGGCAACTATTTTCCACAAACAAAATCTCAACGAAGTCAAAGCAGAGAACGACGACGTTGAAACATTGTACGAAACGGTTGTGTAATGTTTGATGGAGAATTAGAAAATTGGGAACTGTTATGTAGATATAATGATACAAACCAGTTGAAAAATCTCTGTCGTGATGATGGAATTATTAGAGCATTTTCAAAAGGATGTGATGTAGATACTTCTTTTTTGTATTTTCACCATGGTCTATCACGTTCATATGTTGGTGAGACTGCAGCAAATCGCTTACATAGGCGTCAATCACAACATGCAAACTTATACAAACCTGGTTGGATTGTATCTCATGCTGGTCCTGTTGATCTTTGGGTTGCAAAACTCAGGAATCATACAATAAATGAAAGACGTTCGATAGAAGATTACTATATTAGAAATTATTATGCTCAATATAAACTTATTAATGGAAGAAGATCACAAATATTAAGTATGACATTAAACCCACCTTCTAGCACATTAGAGAGTTTTTTTGATGTCTAGCGTAACTAAGTCTCGCCATCTTGCCAAGACTATCACATGGCGCATAACTGGCACAATCGACACGATGCTTATCGGTTGGTTGGTGACCGGTAGTCTGGAAGTCGGAGCAATGATTGGTGGGATTGAAGTTATAACAAAGATGATTCTATACTACACTCACGAACGAGTGTGGTACAAATACATAAAGTTTGGAGTGAAGAATGGACATGACAAGTAGAACGTTTGATCCACAGAAACCAACAGTCCAAATGTTGGGTCGGTGGCAACCGTGGCACGATGGACATACTGCTCTGTTTAAGCGATGCTTAGAAATAACAGGGCAGGTTTGCATCATGGTGCGTGACGTTGGTGGTGTAGTAGGACAGGACGCTGGCGGTGGTAGAACAGCGACTCAAGATGATAATCCGTTTGACTATGGCACTGTTGTAGAAAATATCAAAAATGGTTTGTCAGAACAAGGCATATACTATGGTCAGCAATACATCGTAATGCTTGTACCAAACATCGTTGACATTAGTTATGGTCGTGGTGTTGGGTATACATTCACCGAGCATGACTTAGGAAAAGATGTACACAACATCAGCGCAACTAAAATCAGAGCAAAGATGCGTGATGAGGGACAACTGTAATGTGGTATAGTCTTGTGTTATTAACAGCGGTGGGTGTTCAATCAATTGGAACTTACGACGATTATTTACGATGTCAGATTGCTGCGGAAGAATGGAAAAGTCAAAACGTTGCAGCAGGATGCGTTGAGCAAAAAGATCCTACCGAAGCATTCGCTGATATGGTAAATATAATGCAGCAACTTAGATAAGGAAAACAAATGGGTATAACAGCAACTAACAAGGCATTAGAAAGAATCAGTCAAGTTGATCCAGTTGTGTATAATATTCTAAAGAAATGTTGGGCAGAATCATTTGGAGAAGAAGTATCAACTGAAGAGATCAGAGGACGTTTGAGTCAGGTTGCTATATTGGAGTCTGATGACACTGACGTTGAGTTTGTGGTCAGCAGTATCAATATGGTTCTTGCTAATAGATGATTGATTTCTACACTGGTTTATGGTAGAATAGATGTATATTGTGATGGGAGTATATTATGCGAGAACAATTCTTATGGGTGGAGAAACATCGTCCTAAGAAAATTGATGAGACTATTCTTCCAGACAGTCTCAAAAAAACTTTTCAAAAATTTGTAGAAGAAGGCACTGTTCCAAATCTATTGTTGACTGGTAGTGCAGGTGTTGGAAAGACAACTGTTGCTAAAGCAATGTTAGACGAAATCGGTGCTGATTACATTATCATCAATGGTTCCGACGAGGGTCGATACATTGATACATTACACACCAAGATAAAGAACTT